GATCTGTCGTAAAGGTTGTCCTCTACAGCTTCCTCTGTGATTGAGAATGCAAGTGCTACTGTTTCGTGTGTATAGCGTGCTGTGAATGTTTCGTTAGCTGTATCGAAAGATACGCCTTCACCTTCTTGTTTGGTTGGGGCGGTTGCGAAACCTGCTAACATTACTTCTTCTTCAAATGCTCTGTCAGATGACTCAGCATCGAAGATCTCAGCGTGTTCATTGTCGTAACGTGAATATTCCAAGCCGAACAGAGCGTTCAAACCTGGCTCTAACTCTTTAACGAGTTGACTTCTAGATATAGCCATAGTTTAACCTCCTATATTCCTGCTGTATTAGCACTGTATAAGTGCTTGTTTATTTTCACGATAATATTTGCGTTGTTTGAAGTTGTGTCTTGGTTTTCAGGATCTCCTGATAAACCAACAACTTTCACAGCGGTATTTGCTCCTGTACCAAAAGTTGAAGAATTAACTTCTACCTTTGATGTTCCACTATGTGTAGAACCTGCGGTGTACAGTAAGTTTGCTGTTGCGCCGATATCAGCGTTAGTGAATGAACCAGTAACTTGAATTTCAAATAACTGGTTGGGATCATCAATCACGAAAGCTTTGATAATTCCGTCGTCTGCTGTTGTGCCTGCTGTGTGAAAGTTTGCAAAAACGGGTTTCTTTGTTGTTGAATCTACATATTCGACTCCATTGAAAACACCTACCATTACATCAGCAACACCGTTTGCAACTTCGAGAGAACCACCAGCAACTACCTCGACTGGGTCACCCTGAAATATAGCGGTATTATAGCCATTAGCGATAAGATACTGAGTTTGACCATTTGAAGATGGTGCAGAACCCTGCATCCTCACAGCTCTAAAACCAAAAGGGGCGTCTTGATTTGCCATTGTTATACTCCTTAGTATTAGTGTTGTTAGTAAGTGTTACGTCTAGGTCAATTAAAAATTATTCATTTTTTTTCGAACCACCGAACGTAACTCTAGTTTGTCGCTCGGGCTTATTAATTGGCATTGAAGGATGTTGTTCCTTTAGAAGATCGTTGTCAACTGCTTCTTGCTGACGTTTAGTTTGATCAGAGTAATATTCATCTCTCTGCGCTGCGATCTCTAATGGCACCTTTGCCAATAACAATCCACCCACCGAAACTATACCTTTGTTCTTACCTTCAGATACGCTAGGAAAATCAAAGTCAGGATATTCGTCTGCTCGGACAAGTTCGTAACCTTGTCTAATTCGACCGATAACATTTTTGTTATCTTCATATCCTCTAACTGATTCCCTAATCCATCTGAACTTGTAACCCTCAGGTGGTTCTGGTGTATCAAGCGAGCTTGGTAGCTGCCATTGTTTAGTGCGTGCTTCTTTATCCCTTGTGGATGCAGATCTCGGTGTCTTATTTACCATAATGTTACCTCCTCTGTAACTTTAGTTTTTCCGACGCATATTGCTCGTTGGAAAGACCAAGTCGTTTAGCGATAGCCGCTTCTGAACTTGACAACTTAACTACGTTGCGTCCTGTGCCTCTGTTTCGATGTGCGCTTGCAACAGTCTGGACGGGCTGTTGTCTTGCGGTTTCTTCGGATGAAGAATCTTGTTCAAACTTATGCGGGAGATTTTCTCGCATACGTTTATCAATCTCAGTATAATAGTAATCTGTTCTAGGATCAACACCTTGATTTACTAAATCCTCATGTATCGCATATGCCACATTGGTCATGACCTTATCTCGACCAAACCAATCGTTATTAGCAGCCCATGCCTCTGCTTTTGGATCTTTTACTGGGGCTTGTTCCTGTGCTTTTGGTATTTCTACCTCTTTTTCTTGCTTAGGAGCGTTGGCTCTTGCTTCTTCTTGTGCTTTAATTTGCTCGTAACGAGTTTGCTCTGCGCCTAGTTTACCTATCTCCAATTGTGCAGTTGCCATGGCCTCTGTGTCTTGATCGTCCATAGCTTTTTTTAATTTGGCTTTTGCAGCTTCCATGGAGTTTGTTAATCGACCCCCCATTTCGCTTACATAACCACTATTAAGTTTTCCTAATTCTTCTTGAATTTTATCTCTGTCTGCCTTGATGGCTTGAGCAACTTTAATCGCCTCTTCTTCACGTCTTCTAGACTCCCCTAGTTGATAAGCGTATTCATCAAATCTTTTCTGAACAGACTTACTGTATTTTTGTTTTGAGTCTTCTTTTGGTTCTTCCTCAGTTTTGACTTCTTCTTCTTTTGATTTGTCCTCGACAACGGGATCTTCTTTTGTCTCCTCTACCTCGGCTTCAAAAGTATTTTCTTTTTGAGGAAGCTCTATTTCTTTTTCTTCTGTTGCCTCTGCAACATCTTCACTTTCGACCTCAACAGAATATTGTTCTTTTTTATTTTCTTTGTTGGCTTGTAATTCTGCCACTTGTCTATCTACTTCGTTCATGTGTATACTCCTAAGATATCTTCAGGACTATCGACAGTCCCTAAAATTTCATCATCATTTAAAATTCTAAGTTCACCGCCCTCGATTTTAATTCGAGAACCTGCATACCTAGCAATGATTACCCAATCACCTTTTTTACACCATGGTCCGTTTGGAAATTTTTCTTTATCGGCATAAGCATCAGGTCCAACTTCTAGAACTAAAGCACAAACAGAAGCGATCTGTTGTTCTTCTACTGCTTTGTCAGTTAATAAAACTCCACCTTTAGTTTTTCCCACTCCTCTGTAAGGAAGAACCACTAATCTCCAACCTGTTGGTTTGGGGACTTTGCTTAGGTCAGATTTTTCTTCTTCAGATTTCTCAGCGGGCTTTATCCCCACTATCTTTTTTTCTTTGGGCATTATCAGCCCCGTCTGTGACGTCATCGTCTACCTCCCATTTGCGGTACAGATCCCTAACATCTGCATCGAATTTGCGAAGAGAAGTGAGCTGACCAACTAGGAATTGATAATTCGCCCAGTCCTCCACGTTTCCGTCTAGAATTACATTCTTTACATCGTCTTGTCTAGTCTTTATTAAACGTAATATTGCTGAATATATATTTTGTTCCAATTATTTCTTTTTAGTTATTAAACCCATTGCACCCTTTGCTCCCTTGATGCCGAAACTCGCACTGCAGGCGATGTATAAGAGATGCTTATAATAATCAGGAAGTGAGTGCAGGGCTTCAAAGCCCGCTTTGATATGTGGTGTCCACCCAGGTATGAAGACTGCCACCGCCGGAACCAACAGGCATATTAAAATTAGCTCGTCTTTCCAGCTCCCCTTCATTTGATCGACTGCACTAGCCTCCCAACTAATTTTCCCTGCGATTTGAGCTTCTTTAAGTGACTTCTGTGCTTTTATTTCAGTGAGTGCTAAGTCCGCTTTTGCTTTTTTAGTCTCAACAAATCCTTTTACAGCATTACCGACTAAGTTTGAGAGGGGCCCTACTAGAAGATTAAACATTAGTAATTGCTAAGTAAGCGACAACAACAACTGCCCCGCCAACTAATAACTTTCCTTTTTTGTTTAGTCTGCCCCACCAATGATTTAGTTGGTTCCATTTTTGTTTGATCATATCCATCAGAATACTCCTTTGAATTTGGTACCACTAATAGCGATACCAGTTCCTCTCATACCTTGAGAGTTAGGTCCCTTTTTAGGGGGAACTGTTCTTGTAAGTCTTTTACCTTCAACTGACCCACCATCTTTAGCTTCTAAAATTGGCCCACCAGGGTTTCGTATTTTTGGAGGTTTACTTGGTTTAGGCTCTGTAACTTTTTCATCTTTTTTGTAAATTTTCTCCATTAAGTCTAGCATTCGTTGAGTATCCTCTAGAGCTTTCTCCTCATCTCTTTCAAACTCATCGTCTAAGGCTTTTTGATTTTTCTTTTCTTTTTTAGCCTGCTTTTTAGCTAATTGTTGAACAGCCATTTAGAATACTCCTTTAAAACCTTTTCCTCTAATAGCTGCTCTTGCGCCACGAACCATGCCTCCGCCTGCTTTCTTCACAGGTTTCTTACCCATCATTTGTTTTGCCATTTTATTTTCTTTTGCTGTGGCAGGTCGTAATCCTATTTCTAAAACTAAACCACCACTTTTCTTTTTGATAACACCTCTGCCCATCAAAACATCTTTCATAGTGACTTTGCCATCACCACTTAGATCTGGAAATTTTTTTGCAGAGCCTCCGTCTTTTAGACCTTGTGCTCTTAGTTTTCTAGTTGCTTCTGCTAAACCGCCTTCTTTCATAAAACCCATTTTGTTACGGACTTCTGTTGGGAGTTTTGCTAAACCAGGATTTTTAGCCTTATCTACAGGTTTTAAATTTTTTTTCATCAGTGTATCGTCCTATCCGTTGGAGGAATTTCCTCGTATTTAAAATTTCCTAATAACTGTAGCAGATCTTGAGTTTCTTTCAAACCTAATTCTTTGTACATCGCCCACTGCCCTGCAGCTAATAAGGCACTAGCGATGGCTAAAGGATGAACATCTTGTGAAATGTAAATTGTGTGAATAGCTTTAAATTCATTAGTCAAAGCATTAACGACTTCCCTATCTATGTTCTCCCAAGGGTTCTTGTCATTTTTTCTTTTTTTTGCCATTTTTTTGTTTACCTGCTTTTTGTAGTGCAATCGCAACTGCTTGTTTTTGAGGCTTACCCTCTCGTCTTAGTTTAGATATATTAGCACTTATTGTGCGATTACTACTACCTTTTTTTAGAGGCATTTAATCTCGCAATTTGAACCGCAGTTCTTTGATTTTGAATTCTTTGTTGTTGAGCAAGTTTTGTAGAGTCAGATTGTTTTTTATAACTTAGTTTTTCTTCTTCTAATTTTCTAGATGCTAAATCATCGGCAGCGTCTAAGTTTACTCTTTGTTGCTCTAAATCTAATTCTCTTGCTTTAATTTCTACCAACGGATCTTGGCCTTGTTGACCAAATCCTAAAACTTCTTGTTCTTCTGCTACTGCCTCATCTAACTTGGCTGCAATTTTTACTGCCACTTGCTTTTCAATTTGAGCGTTAAATTGTTGTTGTAGTTCTGGTGGAATCTGTCCACCAAATTTTATTGCCTCTTGATTAATTTGTGGTGTCACCTCCATCATCACTTCGTTTCTTGCCTGAGCAGACATGTGCTCAACGATATGTGCTTGAAGTATGGTGGCCACTTGAGGATTGTTTCTAACTAAAAACGAACTCATAAAAGCTCTGTGTGCTTCTATGTGAGCATCGTGATCTTGTTCAGGAAAAACAACTAATGCTTGTAATCGAAGTGCTTGTGCGTTTTCCATACCAGGATCTATTGGTGTGGGTTTTGCAGGTGGAGGTAGAATAGCCTCAACCTGTTGCACACCTAATGAAATGTACATTCTACGATACGCCTCGTATAAATTATGAACTTGTGGATTGCTTTGCGCCAATTGTAGTTGAGTTTGAGCCAACATAATTCTTTGAGACATGGAGAATATATTCGGATCAGATATAGGCATGACATCTACTCTGTCATCAAAGTCTGTGGCTTTAATCGC